GGCGGTTCTTTACCACGGCAGCGCTGGCGGTGCAGCGCCACAGCCGGGAGATGGCGCCGGTGGACCGCGGGCTATTGCGCTCCGGCATCAACTACGAGGTGGACGGCGCTCCCGTGCCGCTCTACGCCACCATCGGCCCATCGGTCCACTACGGAGCCAGCGTCGAGTTCGGCATTGGCGACTTCAACGAGGGGCCGGGCGGGCTGGGGCAGCGGCGGCTGCCGACGGCCACCGAGCTCGAGGGCTGGGCCAGGCGGCATGGGCTGAATGCTGTCGCCGTGGCGAAGGCCATCGAGCGTCGCGGCGGCATCCCGCCCAACCCGTACATGCGCACCGGGTTCGAGCAATCGCTGGCCGAGATCGAGGAAGCGCTTGACGCCTGCGCCAGCGGCATAGAGAGGGCTTGGGGTGGCTGACGTCAGGGACGCGGTGGTCTACATCCAGGGCATCGCCGGGGCGCTCTCCGGCATGCGTGAGGCGCCGCCGGATGCGCGCGCCAGCATGAACGCCTACCCGTTCGCCATATCCTACCCGGCGCGGGGCACCTACGATATCCGCCCCGCCGGGGCCAGCACCGGTATTCACCGCATCGCCACCGAGATACACATGGCCGCCGAGGGCGACCTGGCGACGGCGCTCAAGCACCTGCAATCGTTTCTCGACGACTTCACCAACGACGTCCTAGACGACCCCACCCTGGGCGGCAACGTCACCACCATAGTCAGTGGCGAGGACGGCCCGCCCATCGGCTATACCCTCGTATCGGGCTTCTACAACGGCGTCAAGACCATCGCCCTCAGATTCGAGACCACCGTCAAGATTCTCAACACCATCACCTAGGAGGTAAGCACTGGCCAATCCCTACATCGTGCAGGTGGAGGACAACCCGTCGGCGGGTCCGAGCCGTCTGGAGGTGAGCGCAGCGCCGCGGGCGCCGGTTACGGGCAAGATTCGCCCGCTCCTGTTCATCCCGCTAGGCCGGGACGTGGTGCGCGACTCCTGGGTGTTCAATGCCCTTGGCGACATCATCGGCCAGGGCTGGCCGCGCATCAAGACCGAGGCCAACGCCACCGACATTCAGCGCAACAACGGCGCCGAAGCACTGCTGGCGGCGCCGCCGGAGTACAACGCCATCGTCATGCTGGACGCCGACCATCGCCACCCGCCCGAGGTGGTGACGATGCTGGCGCGGGCGCTGGAGGAGAAGCCGGACGCGGGCATGATCGTGGCCATCAACTACCGCCGCCGTCAGCCCTACGACCCCTGTGTCTGGCTGGAGCGCAGCGGCGAGATATGGCAGCCGGTGGACTGGGACGCCAGCATGTTCGGCCCCGCCTACCGCTCCGGCATGAGCGCAATCATCATCCCCCGGCGCACGTTCGAGATCGTGCCGAAGCCCTGGTTCGCCAACACCTACACCGTCAACGACAAGAACGAGATCGTCTACAAGCGCGAGGACTTCTACTTCAGCGACAAGCTCAGGAAGGCCGGGCTTGAGATATGGATAGACGGCCGCATACCCGCCAGCCCGCACGAGCCGAACCTGCCCGGCTGGGTGGATCGGTCCTGGTGGCGGGCCTACGTCGAGCGACACCCCAACATGGTAGCCGAGCAGCTACCCGAGGAGAACTAGGCGGCGTGTTCTCGTATCCCGTGGCAGACCTGGCAGAGTGTAACGAGGTTGGAGAGGTCATTGGCCTCTAGGTATCGGGGCAGCCCGAACAGCCGGAAGGGCTTGATGTGGTGAACATCAAGTTTGCGCTTGCTCTGGTCAACGGTGCCGCAATCCTGACAGGTGTAATTGTCCCGTTTGCGTGCCTCGCGGCGCTGCTTGCGCCAGTTGGGACCATAGTAAGGGTCATGACCGCCAACCCAGTTCCAGTTGCCCGATCCGCTCACCTTTCCAGCATGAATGCGTTGGTAGGCGGCCTGGCAGTCCTTGCAGCAGAAGCGGCGGCGATCAACTTGAGACTGCTTGACTGCAAACTCACGCTCGCACATTGGACAACGCAACGTCTTACGGCGCTGGCGCTCAGGTTGTGGACCGCGAACCTCAGGCCGGGGAATGCCCTTGCGGGTGCGGCTGCGATACTTGCCGAAACAAGCGCGGGAACAGAAGCGCGTACCTCGAAAGTGGTTGCCCGTAATCAGCGCGCCACATTCCTCACAGTACATCGGACCCAGCGGCACGACGGAGAGGTTAGCCAAGGCGTTTACCGAAGCGGAGCACTCTATCGAGCAGTAGACCCGTGTCTGGCAGCGCCAGTGCCGAAAGGCCTTGTGACAGACAGGACATTCCGTCTCGGTATTCGTACGGGCAGCGAAGCATTCACGGGAGCAAAACCGCTGAGGTGGACGCGATGTATAGACATAGCACGTAAAGGTCTTGCCGCAGTGTTCGCATGTTCTCGCTTCTTTCGGCATATCCATCCCTACTCTTGCATTGACAAGAGTATAGGCTAACTAAGGGAGATCAGCAAATGCCTGGTATCCGCGCCCTGGCGGTAACAAAGTTGGGGTTAGAAATTACTAGTGGCACTGCCGTTTCGGCGACGCGCGTCTGGCGCGGGCCGGTGGCCATGCCCGAAGACGCCCGCGAGATGACGTTCGTCGAGGAAAACACCGGCTACATCGGCGGCACCAACCGCTCCAATGTGGCCAAGAAGCAAGCCAACATCGCCTTCCCCGAGACCCCGGCCACGTTCGAGCAGCTGCCCATCATCCTCATGTGTGCCATCGAGAACGTCACCGCCGGCACGGCGGACGGCACCGGTAGCGGCTACGTCTACCAGTACGACTATCCCACCACGAGCAAGAACACCATTCGCACGCTCACCATCGAGGGCGGCGACGACCAGCGGGTGGATGAGGCCGAGTACGCCTTCGTCACCGACTTCACCATCGCCGGGGCGGCCGGCGGGCCGGTCAACATGTCGGCCAACTGGACCGGGCGCCAGCTAACGGATGCCGAGTTCAGCACATCCGGCGTGACGCTGCCCACCGTTGAGGAAATGAACTTCGGCAAGTCCTACCTCTACATCGACGCCGTCTCCGGCACCCACGGCGGCACGGTCAAGTCTAACACGGTGCTTGGTTTCAGCTTCCAGTCCAACAGCGGCTGGATGCCGGTGTTTACGCCGGTTGGCACCGACGTCTACTTCGACTTCGCCAAATACGTCGGCAACGAAGAGCCCAAGCTTGAGGTCACCTTCGAGCACGACAGTAGCGCCGAGACCGAGATAACCGCCTACCGGGCGGAGACGCCGCGGCTGATTCGGCTCGACATCAACGGCGCCACCCTCACCACGGCAAGCAACTTCACAACCAAGAAGTTGCGGTTCGACCTGGCCGGCAAGTGGGAGAGCTTCAGCACCATCGACGAGCAGGACGGCAACAACACCGTGACCGGAGTATTTGCGGTGCGCTACGACGAGACGGCGGGCTGGCGCGGCCAGATCAAGGTGGTAAACGAGTCCGCTACGGTTATCGGCTAGGAGGTGATGGTTGTCTGAACTGGTGATACAGGTCCCTGATCGCACCACGCCGGGCTACCCGCGGCGCATCAAGCGGCTCATCGAGCTGCAGCGCGCCTTCCGCTCGTTCAGCGGTGAGAACCCGGACCCGGCGGTGCTTGACACCGTCATCGAGGGGCTGCTGCCCTACGTCGCCGAGCCGACGGACCCGGACGCGGCCCGTGAAGCGCTGTGGGACGCGAGCCAGGCGCAGTTCGAGGAGGTGTTGGCGGCCCTCACCGGCACCCCTTTGTCGGAGCCGGCCAGCGCAACCGGATAGTCGCCTGGATGCGCGGCACCGTGGGCATCGTTCCGCCCACGGAGGCGCTCATCATCCATCTGGCACGCTCCTGCGGGATTCCGCCCTGGCAGTTCGCGGCGGAATGCTCGCAGGAGTGGTGGGAATGGCTCCAGGTCTACCATAGCGCCCAGTCCGAGGTAGCGAAACAGTAATGGCCGACCGGCAACTGAAAATACGCATAAGTGCCGAGGACAAGGCGTCGCCCGTCTTTGCCAACCTGGGCAACGTCGCCAAGATAGCCGGGGCGGCGATTGTGGCCGCCCTCGGCGTCAAGAGCGTGCAGGCAATTGGCGCTCTGCTGGTGCAGGGCACCAAGCTGGAGGCCACCCGGAACACGTTCGAGAACCTGTCGGCCAGCATCGGCACCACGGCAGACGCCATGCTAGCCAAGCTGAGGCCGGCCACGTCCGGCATGGTGGCCGACTTTGACCTCGTGGCCGCCACCAACAGGTTCGTCTCCATGCGCCTGGCCGACACCGCCGATGAGGCGGCGAAGCTGTCGGAGATGGCGGTACAGTTGGGTTCGGCGATGGGCAAGGACGCCACCCCGGCAATGGAAGAGTTCGCCCTGCTCCTGGCGAACCAGTCCATCCCGCGCCTGGACACGTTCGGCATCAGCGCCGGGCGGGTTCGCGAGCGTATCGAGCAACTGACGGCGGCGGACAGCAGCCTCAGCCGCGAGCAAGCGTTCCTCACGGCGGTCATGGAAGAGGGTGAGACCGCCATGCTGCGCGTCGGGCGCCAGGGCGAGAACGCCGCCGGCGCGCTGGCGCGGTTGCGGGC